TGCCGACACAAAAAATTCGGGTCTTTCCTTCATAAACACGCTTAAGATCACGTGTTTCATCCTTCAGGCAAGTTGAGACTACATTCTTGAGCTCAAAACCTGCTTTCATAGCAACGAATAATTCGTTGACTCGGTTTCGGAGGATAGGGTTTATCCACGCGGGTTCAGTTTCAGTAGCTTTACGCCACAACTCATCCCGGGATTTAAAACCTTCGACCTTAAAGTCGAACCCTATCGAGGCTTGCATGTCCAATTGTTGAATTGCTTCTTCAATTGTATACATGCGAAATTTTCGCTTAGTGCTTGGAAAAAATCCAGCGAAGGCTACTTCAGGTTGTTCTTCAAACAACTGTTGCATCCATCGGGGAAATAATCTTCGCGGAGCGGACACCATCTTGATCAACCCTTGTTTAAGGGGCTGACGCAAAACCGGGGTACACTCTCCAGTGATTTCGTCTTCGACGTCAACTGTCATCGGCTTAAGCATAGCCGGAGCTACCGTTATCGGGTAGATTGGTTCCATAGTTAGGTCTCCCTGAAAAACTGATGCCTCTATCTTCGTTTCAGTAGGCATAAAATCTCCTTTAGGAAGGGACCCTAACGACACCAATCTGCCGTCAAAGTTTTGCTTGCGTTCAGGGGTAGGGTTCCGAACACAAGGTGGAATGTAAACTCCTTGATTAATAACTTTATTACTTCCTTGCATATAAGCAGTCTTTTGTGCTTCATCCTCTAAATAAATAGGGAGAAACACAGACTGCGAATTAGCAAGAGCACAGTGTAAACCAAGAATTTTAACTACACCAGATTCGGTGGTGGTAACATACGGCAAACCGCAGTCGCCACTCTTAGATTCCATTCCAGTGGTGACAAAATGCTCACCAAGGTGTAGATTAAAGGGTTTATCATTGGGCAATTTTGCCTTCATGGTTTTATGTTCACCACGAGCTGCTCCTTTTCCGAGAGCATACCTATGCATGACTTTACCATTAGTAGTGAGACGATGAATTCTTGCGATTTCATGTGTTCCTAAGATGGTGTCATAATTGTCCTTTGACATGAGATGACGCTTTAAAGACGTCATACTGTTGAACCCGTTTCCGAGGTCAAACCATGCAAGATCGC